AGCCTTGGAAGTCGGCCCAAATTTCCCACATACGGCGTTCTGTTTCACTAAGTGTATCACTTAAATCAGTTAGTTTCGCTGATAATAATTGGCGTTCAACGCTTAATGCAACCCCACTCATTGGGCTACCTTTGGTTGCTTGAACAGCACTGGTGTGTGTCATGCGCTGGATACCTTCAATTGCTTTATCAATTGTATCCAACATGCCATTAATACTCGCGGCTGTTGGCTGTAATAGGAATGGTAGTAGGCCAGGATCCAAATCTTCCTGAATATTAATAATGCTACCTGCACCTGCGTTTGCACTTGTGCTGGCTGTTTTAACCAGTGTTGGGTGGCTGCTAATACGGATACTTTGCTCTAATTCACTATACAAGTTATATAGGAATTTCTGTGCATCTGCAACATCACCAACTAAACTGTGGCCTGTGCCACGAACGCTGCCCTTGATTGGAGCATGGTTGATGAACGGAACATAACCCAACATATTGTCATATTGTATTGTATCAACAATAGTATCAGGATTGCCCTGATCATCCTTTGCAATTACATAACGGACGCATTGTGTTTCATCCCACTCTGTAATTGTAACTTTATATGGTGTTTCGTTCTCTTTAACCTTTATATAGGTTAGTCTCATTTTACCCGCAATATCACGCTCATATTCCCAGTCCAATACATTTTGAGGTGTATACACACACGCATACGCCCTGATTCCTAACGCAATCTCTTCCGCTTGGGTTTGGACTTTATATGAACCTTTATCCACTAGAATCCAAATATTTCCCATAATCATAGCCAAGTCATTGGCACTTTTTAGGAAACTATCCATGCCCTGGCCTTCCTGATCTGTGTCAGTTAACCAATCATGAACAAGTGGATTGTCAATCAGTATGCCCAAGTGTCTGTGAGGTAACTCACGGAATAGGAAACTACGGTAAATGTCTACCGTTGTCTGCACATGATTGTCCAGTGGAGTTGCGGCCAGGCGTTTACTGTATAAATCAGTACTGCCTGTTTGTTCGCCAATATAATGTGTTAAGTATTCACCAGCACGGTAAACATTACCACCTAAGTAACTTCTTTGCAGGTATGTTGCTTGCGTTGCGTGGCTCTCATACTCTGGGTGTGTAGCCAGTAATTTTTTAATGTCCATTTTTTTACATTCCTATATAGGTGTGCCAAAAGTGTGATTGATCAGATCACTGGCGTAGGGTTAAAATGCTTCATACTATTTAGCAAAATTAGTAATGAGCAAATATTTCTGGCCCACGCACCTCAGGTGTTGGCCTTTTAATTGGATACAAGTAATCAATCATATAACCAAAGGCGTCATTTTGGTGTGAATAATCTGGATTACCATCCTTTTCAGGGATCATTGTTCCCTCTTTGTATTGGTGTTTTGTAACGCACTTAATGGTTTCAGTGCATTTTGGATCAATAAACAAGCGTCTTTCACCACTTGCATCACAAAACATTTTGTTCATAGCGTTGATACGGTCTTTAACAGGCGGATGACTACGCTTTGCTTTAACTTCAATACCATAACTCATCAATATGCTGTGGTCTGTTTTACCACCTGCACTTGTTTTACGGGCAGCACCTGCAGGATCTGGATACGCAATAATATTATAACCAGGATATCTGCGGATCACTTCCTGTGCAAGTTCATCAGTGTTGCTGTCTTTAATAACTATTTCATCTATAATATTCATTGTGCCGTTGCGGTGTTGCAGGCCTATAACAGCACTAATAGGATTGATATTAAAATCACAGCCCATGTGTATAACTTTTGGCATATCGCCAGTATACTTACCTATATTAGACTTGATATCAAATGCATAGTAGATGATACTGCCAGCGTTCTCAAAACTTGCTTCATATTCTTGCTTAAATGTTTTTAAGTCAAGATCTCGTTTAGCAGCCTCAATCTCACTTTCAGGCACATTGCCACCTTGGATAGTTGTATACTGGAAACTTTCCCAATCAGTGGTGTTTTGTGCAAATATATACATGTCATAAAACCAATTAAAGCCCTGTGGTGTTGATATGAACAATGCTCCGCCTAAACGGTCCGAAAGAGTTGGACGCAATACTTCAGTCCAGACAGACTTGTCCATAAAAGCACATTCATCAAGCACAGCAAAATCAAGACTGACACCGCGCATACTATCAGGATTGTCAGCACTGCGAACGCTAATACGGCTACCATTAACAAGAGTAAGTGTAAGATCACTTTCGTTAACACGCTTAACCCATTTACGATTGACAAGTTCCTGTTTAAGATCTTCCCAAATAATCTGTTTACCCTGTCTATAAGTAGGTGCAACATAGAATATCCTTTTATTTGGGAAGCGAGCAACTCGTGCAATCTCATACATGGATAGGTATGTTTTACCAAAGCGGCGGCCTGCTGCTACAGTTCTAAATCGTGCTGGACTATCAAAGATAGATTGTTGGGGGATACTTAACGCCATATATTAATATTTCTTGCGCTTCTTCTTCGAATAGCCCTGTGCATATGCAGCCCTGGCTTGAGCCATAGCCTGCTTCTTAGTAGGATACTCTTTTCCACTGCGGCCCCATTTATAGCCCTTATCAGTCTTGATTACTGGCATCTTCACTCATATCTAATTCAGGTTCGTCGACGATATCTTCGTCAATCTCTTCTGGTTCAGGCTGTTGCAAAGGTGCAACAGGTTCACCATGGTGTGAACGCACCCATTGTTTTGCTGTCTCTAATGATCCTGCAATTACACTAATCTCACGGTCACCGTGTTGTATTTTATAAATCATAGTCCTAGTCCTTTTATGAATGCTGGCACGATAATACCAACAATTAGAAGACCAAGTATCCACCAGACGCGATTGTCCATCTTTTCAACCTTGCGATCAACATCGCTAACCTTTTCTTTTAAATGTTCTGTATCGCTCTTAACTTTGTCCATGTCTTTTTCAATATGGAACAAATGGTTGGTCATAATTGTAGTAATGTTTTGTTTAATTTGCGATATGTCGTTAGTATTTCTGGATACTTGATCTTCTAAGTCTTTCATTTACTGTTACCCTCAGTTAATTATTTTTATTTACTCTCCCATGGAAGGATGAGATTATCGTCTGCATCTCCAGGGTTGTCAGTCTGACCAAGCATCTGCTTGCCCAACCAAATAAGCATTGTTGGATTGCCCTCTAATGCTTTCTCATATTGGGCTCTGCGTAGTTTAACACGACCACGAGCCTTGCCTTCGGCCATAAGTTCAGGGTGTTTTTGAAGTGTGCTTCTATTAATGCCCATCACATATGCAATGTCCTCTTGACTAGCAAATATTTCACTAAGTCTGCGGATCTGTTCTTTTTCTTCTTCAGTGAAGACCCTTTCAGGTCTTCCTGCTCGTCCTTTTTCCCCTGTTTCCTCTGGGGTTGAGTCATTAACCTCATTATTACTCATGAGTATAGTCTCCTGTTTTAATGTAAGTCTACCCAACTACCTGCTGCGTATACTTGGAGTTTGTTTGTATCACTGTTATACAATACCCAGCCATTGCTTGGGCTCATAGCATTGATGTCAGTCTGGTTAAAACTTGGATATTGGAATGGTTGCGCACTTGTAGTATAACTTTCATGCATGAACATGCCGTTAACTTCATTTTGACCAGAGAGATCATTTAGAGTAAATCCAAAACGGTTGCCCGCTCCACCATCATTATAACTGGCTTGCATACCACCAACAATAATATCTACAGTTTCATCTTCACTTTTTACTGCTAAGTTATATTGAATCTGTGTGCTGTCATTTACTACACTGCCACCATCACTATTATGTCTGATAATGTTTACACCTGTGCTCTGGTTAGCACTTTGCTCACGCATTGTCATATCAAGTTGTTGAGTCATACGGATATGTGAGCCGGATCCGTTTTCCATGTATAACACACTGCCGCCACTGTATACTTCAAAGTTATTGCTGGGATTAATTCTAGCAACACCACCAACATTAACTTCAAAGGTGCCACTGGCATTTAGGTAAATGCTAGCAGCATCTGATACCTGAAAGTTATTAAGTGCTGTAAAATCAACATTGTCTGACAGTGCCATACTGGCATCAGTGGTGTATAACACCAATGGACTAGCAGAAGCATTTATTTCACCACCACCGCCGCCTTCCAGTGTTAGTCTAGCGATGTGATTACCATCATCTACTGGTCCTACCGCTGTAAATCTATACCATGCGCTGCCACCCTCAGTGCGCCACTGATGCACTGCTGCTTGATCTACACTAAAATCCTTAAATGTTGTTAGACTGGTAGTAGTATCATAAATGTCGGTGCCAAAGTTTTCCCAAGTTGTCTGGAAATCAATGCGGTTGTTAGTATCACCATTTGCTCTTAAAATTCGGGGAACTATTTCATTTGATATAATCACACTATCAGTTAATAATGTTAGACTTCCGCCTGGCGCACTTATTTCACCAGCCGCGCCCTGTAGTGATAGTTTACTAATATGATTGCCATCATCACCGCCGCCAGTATCCAGTGCTTCATATCTATACCAGTTATTGACACCTTCTGTTTTCCACTGATGCACAGCCAATTGATTTGCACCAGTATCTTTGAAAGTTGTAAGAGTGGTGGTTAGGTCATAATCTGGAACACCAAAGTTTTCCCAAGTTGTGTATAGTGTAAACACA